ACTGCTTAAGGTCATCGGCAGTAAATCCATCGGGCTCATAAAGTTCAAACGCCTTGTCGATAAAGATATCTTCGTGCTCTACGACAGTACGAGCACACTCGTAAATAGCTTTCTTAAGCTCATCTGTGACGACGTAAGGCTGCTCTTCACACAGCTCACGGAACAGCTTAGCCTCACCCTCTACATGCAGGCTCTCGTCCCTCAGAGACCACTCTACAACCTCACACATACCCAGCATCTTAGCCTGCTGCTTGAACCACAGCAGCATAGCGAAGGAGCCGAAGAGGCTCACACCCTCCATGAATACCTGCTTGGCTAGGGTAGCAGCAATCTTGTAGGTGGTATCCTCCCAAGCTTCCCCTTGCTTCATGAAGTCCCACTTGTCAGCCATGTGCTGATACTCAAGGAATGCGTGCCACTCCTCGTCAGGGAACTTCAGGGTCTCAGGGATCAGTGCGTATGCACGCTGGTGCACAGACTCACGGTTAGCAAAGCTAGTAAGCAGGTTACTGATCTCATTGTTCTTGAAGTAAGGAATCAGTGTGTTCTTGTACACCTCACCCACTGCTACGTCAGACTGAGTAAACAGACGCAGCACACTCGTGATGAACTCTTTCTCCTCTGGAGTGATAGTCCCGTCGTTCCACTGCTGCACATCTTGCTGCAGGTTACACTCTTTCTCGTGCCAGTGCAGTTCAATCTCGTGGGCTTGTGTCATCTCCACAGCCCATTGGTACAGGAACGGGCGGTAGGTTTTACTGTAGGTATTCAGCATCGGTCAAGCTCTCTCTGTGCGTAGAAAATAATTTTCTCAAGGTCGTACTTCTTAGATACACCGGGCTTGTTACCCAGACGGTACGCAGCCTTGAAGATATTTCCTACATTGAAGTTCATGTCTCGGTGTTCAATTAGGTCTTGGAGTTCCGTGTATCCCTCAGGGAACTGGTAGTACCTGCCATCCAGACCCGACAGCTCAAGCAGCTCCTGAGTCTCACGGTGCTCAGCCTCAGTAAACAGAGGGGTCTTCTTGAGAGCAGGCTCTTCAATCATCTCTTCCTCTGCCTCACGCCACATAGTTTCTCTAGGGCCAAGCTCTGTGTAGTTAATGCCTCCTCGTGGGAGCTTATCAAACGTGCTCATGACTGTTACTCCAGATAGCCCACTGATCGTACTTTAGTTCTTGGTTCGTGTTGTTCTTTTTGATTTCTTGTTTGTACTTCACTCGGTCTTCCCAGACGTTGCACTTACAGTAGTACTCCAGCCTACGGTACCCAAGATGCAGGCCGTTGTCTAGGTCACGACGCAGTTGCTTAATCATGAACTTCCTCCACCCACACGCGGTAGTCTTTGTCCGGTTTCATAACCATAAGCAACGGCAGTTCTTTGTAGCTGTAGATATCCCCGCCGTCTAGGCGCCCCAGCAGATCGCGGAGGGCTTTGGCTGCCTCGGTGCATTCGAGGATACCGAAGTCAATGTTACTGTTAGCTATTTCTAGCGCATCAATCGCTGCTTCAATATCTTCTATCATCCTTCACACCCCATGCAGTCTTCGCTGTAGTCTTGCAGTGCTACACGCTGTACCTGCTGAGAGAACTTCTCGACAGGACGACCATCAGTCTTCAGGTAATACAGACCCTTGATGTTACTGCGCATAGCTTTCAGGTGCACACTGTGGACGTAGTTCACATCACTGCCTTTGGGGAAGAACAGGTTAAGACTCTGCCCTTGACAGATAAACTCTTGCCTGTCACTAGCGTGCTGGACTACCCAGTGCTGGTCAAGCTCATTAGCTGTCTTGAATACATCTTTCTCCCAGTCAGACAAGAAGTCTAGATGCTGCACAGAACCTTCGTGCACCATAATGTCTTCCCACATCTCGGGAGTGTTCTTACCGTAGTCTTCAAGCAGCTCTGCGAGATACTTATTCCGCATCAGCTGAGAACCAACACGGGTAGACTTTTCGAACACGTTAGCTTTCCACGGCTCTATTGCAGGACTAGTCCCCAGAATAATACTGTTATTGCTGTTGGGAGCGACAGCAAGAAGATGAGCATTGCGCCAACGGCAACCGTCTTCATCAATCCACGCTGCGAGGTCGTTCGGTGCTCCTCGTTCGGAGGCCAGTTTTCGAGTTTCATGCACAGCTTCCTCTTTCATCCACTGAAAGATTTTCTTATTCCAACTCTGAGCTAGGGCAGATTCGAACGGTACGGATTTCTTCTGGAGAAACGAATGGAAACCCATAGCTCCCAAGCCAAGAGACCGCTCACCCCGAGCGCCACGAATGGCGTTGCCAAGAGCATCAGGAGCAAGCAGAACAAAAAACTCAAGAACGTTATCGAGGAATCGAATACAATCTCGAACAATTTGCGTATGGCAGTACTCATCGTATCTCTCCAGATTAATGCTAGAGAGGCAGCAAACCGCACTGCGGTCAGGCCCGGTCGGAAGATGGATTTCATTACACAGGTTACTCCCGTGAATTTCTAGCCCACGATCAATAAGAGCAGGATGCATGTCACGGTTAGCGATATCAACGCGGTTAAGATAAGGCTCACCAGTGCGAAAGCGGGTCTCGATAATCCTTTGCCAGAGCTGTCTAGCAGGCAGTGTACGAACAACATTGCCGCTATGAGGATCAACCAGATTCCAAGCACTGTCATGAATGACAGCATTCATGAACTCCTCTGTGATATTCACAGCATGGTGGAGATTCAGGTTCTGTCGGTTAACGTCTCCCTCAGGCAGACGCATCTGAAGGAACTCAAGAATCTCAGGGTGGGATACATCGAGGTAAGCAGCGGTGCTACCACGGCGTGTCGTACCTTGGTGGTACGCAAGCATAGCGGAGTCAGTGCAGTGCATGAAGGGCACGATACCCGGAGTCTTGCCTCCCTTGGTAGTCTGGGTGCCGATGCTACGCACATCAGACCAGTGAGCCCCAACACCACCACCCTGCACTGTCATCCAGCGCAGCTCAGACTCGTGCTCAATAAGACCAGCGATGCTGTCAGGAACGTAGCTGAGGAAGCAGGAGATAGGCATAGCCTTAGACCGGACGTTCTTGTGGAGCCAGTCACAGGCGTCTTCGAAGTCCAAACCTTCAGGCCACTCGATGTTAGGTGCATTACTCAGGACAGGGCTAGCAAACATAAACCAGCCGTGGCTAGCGTACTCGTAGATACGCTGAGCCAGACCGTAGTCCCCAAAGCAGTAAGCGGTGGCGGCACGAGCGAAAGCTTCCTGTGCGGTCTGCTCACTAGGCAGCATGTAGTGGTCACGCAGGAGCTTGTGAGCAAAGGGACTAAGAGTCTCATCCCTTCGGGTGTCAATGTTAATCATAGGTTCTCCTTATTTTTTCTTAAGGACATTTGAAAGACGCTGAGCTATAGCAAGTCCTCTGATGTTAGGCAAGAGATGTGACGCTAGTTGTTCTAGGGTCATGTCTGATACTTTGCGTTTACTCACAGAGTAATTAACTACTGTCCCTTTGTAGTTAATCACGTACTCGTAATTATAAGGTACGTCTTTAACTTCTAGAATCTCGATAGTGTTATCTGCCATGAGTTATCCACTCCGGGTCTGTTTCTATACCAAGCCCACTATCATAAGCTCTGTGTCCTTGATCCATTAAGTGCGCAAACAAAAAATATAATTCATCCATATCATCTATATTGCTTAATACGTGTGCACCTATAGTAACAGTAAACTGTACTCCAGATAATCCTGCGTCTGGACTGAAACCTAGACGCAGCATAGCTGCCTGTAACTCTTTTTTGTACTCACAGTGCAGTACTACTAATCTACGCATGTCTGTCTCCTCCAGAGACGAGAGCGCCCCGTTATCGCCGGGGCCACACGGCTAGATCACACAGGGAGGAGTACCCATGCTCTAGCTGCAGGTGTTATTTCTAGGGACTAAGCCCTCGCCATGCTGCGCGACCGCCTGCTGCGCGCTCCCGCCACCAGCGGATTAGTTAGCTTTGCGTTTCTCTTCTGCTTCTTGCTTCAGTTTCAGGTGATGATCGTATGCGTCATCGTAATTATCGTACAGTTCCTGAAGCATGTCAATAATAAGCTTCAGTTTCTTCTTGCGTTGGGTGATAGTGCTCTCGCTACCGCCAGAGTAAACATCAAAGTTCAGGTCAATCTGCCTAGAGCAGTCACGAATCTGCACACCGCAGGAGACAGAGTAAGAGTTAGCAAACAGGTCTGTGCTGATTGCCCCTGTGTCACAGGAGCTAGGAGGGTTAAGCCATGCACGTTTCTGGATGAACTTTTTCTCGTTCACTGTACTCTCCAATAAAGTAGGACGCCCTATGATGGCTGCTGTACACCACTAATGGTGAGGCGTGTCTCCTCACTCGGGCAGCGTCTATTAACCTGCATAGGTCAGGTGGGGCACGACCCCCGTTTACCCTCCGCGTCCTAACTGGTGCCTCCGGTAGGAATCGAACCCACAACCCTCGGTTTACAAAACCGACGCTCTACCAATTGAGCTACAGAGGCGTTAACTTATTTACCTTACTTACGCCGCGCTACTGCGAACAGTCGGCCACCAAGACGTACCGTAGCAGAAGCCCCATACGTGGTGACAGCGCCGTAGCTAGCCCCAGCGTTCACGTACACACGGTCAGCGATACGAGTGCCAATCATCACAGAGCCAGCAGTCTGCCCTTGGAAATGGCCTACACCAGCCGACAGCTGGACACCATCAGCACTCGGGTCTTGCTGAACCATGCTGAGAGCAGTCACACCAGCGATAGCCTCACGGTAACGGCGACGCTGTTGATCCAGAGCGAACTCTAGCTCTCGGATATCACGAGCGTTATTAGCAGTAGCGATATCGAGCGTGTTCAGGAACACATCCTGCTCCCGGTTACGCTGTTCCAGACCAGCAGTAACATCATACAGGTTATTTACGTCGCCTGCAATACCCTGTACCTGATCGTCCAGACCCAGCACATGCTGGTGCACAGAGTCGGTGTGGTCAAAAGCACGCTCCTCCACGCCAGCCATCAGGTCAAGCAGGGCAGCGTCGTTCATGTCCGAGTACTCTCGCACAGAGGCGTCGCTCTGCTCAGCAAAGCTCACAGCTGCACCAAGGGTGGCAGCATCACCATGCTCCGCATGGCTCATAGCCTCTGCAAGAACAGAGGCGTCACCTGCTTCACGGGCTGCTGCCTCAGCAGCAATCTCAGCACTCTCTTCAAGGCTAGACACGTCGATGTGCACGTCACGGCCAAAGATAAACGGACGACCACGGGTACGTTTCTCGTCCTCGACACGCAGCGTGAGGGTATCTCCGTGTACCACACCACGTTTCACACGCATGTCTTCGTCATCGACACGGTTAATCTCTGCCTTGAGGGAGCAGTAGTTGCAGCTCTTAGCTTCAGCTTCCATGAAAGGAGTCAGGGCGAGCATTGCAACAGAAACAATAGCAAAGCGATTCATTATTGGTTCTCCAGTTTGTAGAGTTTACGCTTAAGTCGAGCGATTTCACACTCTCGTTCGAACTTTCTATCGTTAGGAACAATATTATAGTATTCTTCAGGGAACGCTAGTCTAACTATACCAATGCTCGGAAGAATACTGATATCAATACCGAGCTTAGCGAACAAAGAGAGGCACTGTTCAAACGCTACTTTTAGTTGTGCAGGGTCAATAGTGATTTCTTCATCGTCTTCATAAATTACTTCCACTTTCTCAGTAGGTACTCTAGACTTAAAAAACATGGGTCATATCTCCCATCTCGTACCTCGTTTTTCATTACGCATCCTCGCCAATGTGAGTTACCTTGGCGTCCTTTGTATTCCTCCTCGTGTTGGTAGAACGCTCCCGCGACAAGACCTTGCCGAACCGAGCCGTCCGATAGGTAATGAACGCCGTACTTAAGTGTTTGGGTATGACCTTGCGTAAAGGAATACCCCACGTTCTTAAGCATCGTATCCATAGAACCGCTAATAGGACTTCCCATGACAGAATGAGGATTAACATGGTAATGACTGTAGCGTATCCCATCGACATTCACCACCTCCAAGAACGGATACCACTCAAAGCCATACCACCACAGCTCTTTGATGTAGTCATCGGTGCTGATAACACCTTCAAGCTTAGGCTCTGCGTTAACTGCTCTGTTGATCCTGTGCTCGTGATTACCCTCCGTAAAGATCAGCCTAGGTCTGTACTGCCGCATCTTGTTACGGCGACGGTTATCGTTATACATAAGCAACGGACGCATGAATGCGTCGAGTGCTTCGATGCCTGACTCAATGTCAGTACGGTACCTACGTCCTTCGAAGTACTTACTACCTCGGGACTCGTAGGTACTGAGGCTAGGCATGTCCCACCAGTCTCCGATCACCACCACCGTATCAGGCTTGTGGTCAACCACGTAGTTCATCGCAGCTTCTAGGTGATCTAGTGGGACACCATCCTGAATCTGTGTGTCTGGGACAAAAAAATGCTTACACCCAGTTTTGTCCACTTTTAATAGCTCCTATAGTAGTCCTCGCAACATTATAATCCTTAGAAATTTCTTGGCAGGTTTCTCCAGAAGCTATGCGTTGTTTGATATTTGCAATATCTTCTTCAGTAAATTTAGTTCTGGGGTGTTCTGTTCTTTTTAGACCACCTTTACCTAAACGGCGACCACGTTCTTTCATATCTTTCATGTTATCAATATGTGTGCCACTAACTAAATGCTCTGGGTTAATGCAAGAAGGATTGTCACAAGTATGCCGTACTACTTGTGGACTTTCATTATTGTAAAACTCGTATACTAAGCGATGGACGAAGTAGTTTTTATTTGCTGTTCTACTTCCAATCCTTCTAGTTCCATAACCGTGTTTGTCTCTGGCTCCTTGATATTCCCAGCAGCCATTTACTTCTTTGTAGTTTTTAAAGAAGTGTCGGTTCATTCTGTCACCAATATGTAGGTTCTACCCGAACAGTCAGGCATTCAGGACAAGCGTACAAACAACACTGTCTTGTCTTTGAGAAGTTATAAGCATCATTGCTTTCAATCAGAAAGCCGGGATCAGGAATACGAATCTCCCTAAAAGGCTCATTACCGGGAATCTCAAGAACGTCCCAGTCGATACTCTTTACTTCACCCTTGCGTTTACCAGACTGGTAGCGTGTTACTTTTTCGTACCTGATAGATTCTCCAAGCCTGTGTTCATAGCCACACGCTGCGCATTTCACTTCTTTCTCCTACGCCTCCGTTTCTTGCGAGACTTGCCATGAGTAGGGTGAATCTTACCATGCCTGCTAATGCTGTGTTTCTTCCAGTACCGCATTAAGCGTCTAAGGTACGAATATTTATCCATACCTCTAGAGCCACGCTTGATCCATGTGAGTAACCTACCCTCTACCTGATTACAGTTCCTACACAGTACGTCACGGATAGCTCCTGTGTCATGGTCGTGGTCAAGAGAGGGCAGGTTCTCACTTAGCTTGCAGCCACAGAGGGGACAGATATCTTTCTGTCGCTTACGCAGAGTCTCCCTGAGTGGTGCTACCTCTGTGGTCTTTAGCTTCATCAGTCAAGAATACTGTCGTGAATCTGACGCTGTGCTTCCATGATAAGCCAGTACAGCATACCGTAGTTCAGTACACCTTCCTCACCTCCAGCTACAAGGGCCATGCTAGAGCCGTCCTCTCCGTGCCTGAGGCCAATCACCAGTACTGCATCAAGGTCAAGGTCACGGGCAGACTCAAGGGCTGTGTCTGCGTTAATAGGTTTGTCTTTGTGCAGGATATGTACGCTCACTTATTCTCCTCAAAATAAAGATGCAGTTCTTTACGGTGCTTGATAGCTTCTTCGATAGTATGCAGAGTGCCTGTGCTTTTACCATTCCAAAAAGCTACAACGATATCTGCGGCTTTCACCATCTCTAGATTTCGGATCGGACCAGCAGCTTTACCGTGTGTAGCCCAATCAGCTACGTACATTTTGTATGGAATACCCCGGTCTTTAGCAAACTGCTCTGCCCACCTGTCCGGGCCTCTAGCTCCTCCAC